ATTTTTATTTTTTGTTTTTAAAGCTTTACAACCTATTCCCAATATTGCTCTGCCCCGCCTGCGTTTTTTTTTTTTTTTTTTTCTACTATTTTTTTTTTTTTATTAAAAAAATTTTTTTGTTTTCTTTCTTTTTTTTTTTTAACATGATCCATTAAATATTTTACTTCTTTTTCTTTAAAACAAATTATTTTAAAGAAATATAATTTTAAATAAAAATGAATATTTGTTTATTTTTATCTGGATTTGCTTTGGGAGTATTTTCAAATTTATTTGCAAATTTATTTACAAATTTATTTACAAATTATTTTAAACAAATATTAAATTTAATTTATAATAAATCCAAACCTAAAACCAAATCAAAATTTTTAAAAATCAATTTTATATGTAAAATAACAGATAAACAACTTTTTGATGAATATTTTCCAAAATTTAGAAATAAATCTGCACCTAGAACTCAACCCTATTGGAATTATAATGAAGGTGTAATTAAATTTGAAATTGATAAACAAATTGATAACCCAATTTCATTTGAATATTTATTGGAAGACTTAGACTTACCACTTTTTGAAAGTTTTGGTAAAATTTATCTTTTTATTGATTATAATAATCTAATAAATATATATTTACCTGAAAGCACAATTAATTTAACTGATTTTGATAAAAGGGAAACTGAACTTTCTAAAAAATACAATAATTTAATATGTGCAACATTTAAATGCAAAACTTCCGATATTTATATTACATCTTATTTTAAAAAATTTTTTAATAATACAATTGATTTAACACCTGAATTATTATTACTTGGTTACGATAAAAATATTAAACAATTTAATAATTTAATTTTAATTGATAAATATGAAAATTTTTCATTTAAATTAAATGAAAAAATTAATTTCTTTTAAAAAATTAATTTCTTTTAAAGAAAAGAAATTTTTAAAATAAAATGGAACAAGAAAATATACCTTATGTTCTTTATATTAAAACAGTTCAATCACAAAGTATAAAAATATTAGTTGAATCACTTAAGGAAGTTCTTACTGACATCAATTTATATTTTGATAATAATGGTCTTAAAATTATGACTATGGATAATGCTAGAGTTGCATTGGTATATGTTCGTTTGTTAAAAGATAATTTTGAAGAATACTTCTGTAATGGTAAAATTATGTGTGGTATAAATATGATATACTTTTTTAAAATATTAAAAACAGTAAGTAATAATGATGTCTTAACTATATTTATTAAAAATAATACACTTAATGAACTTGGAATTAGAATAGAAAATAAAGAAAAAAACACAGTTACTGAGAGTTATCTTAAGATGTTAGATATATCTGAAGAAAAATTAGAAATACCTGATATTATTTATGATTCTGTTATATCAATGCCATCAATAGATCTTCAGAAATATTGTCGGGACCTTAGTGTTATTAGTAACCAAGTAACTATTAGTAGCACCGAATCTAAATTTATATTGGAATCAATTGGAGATTTTGCTTCTCAAAAAATTATTATAGGAGAAGCTCAAAATGGTCTTATATTTTCTAAAAAAAATCAAAATGTATGTGAAAAATTTGATTTGAAATACCTTAATTCTTTTACTAAAAGCACAAATTTATGTAGCACCGTTGAAATATTTTTAAAGAAAGAATATCCATTGGTTATTGAATATAACGTCGCCAATTTGGGTAAACTGCAATTTTGTTTGGCACCAAAAGTAAATGAAGATAATTAAATTACTTTTGTTTTGGTTTTTCTGACTTATTCTGTTTATAAAAATACATTGGGATAAAAATAAGAAGAGCAAAAACAATTATATGAAGTAAAAACCCTGGTTGAGCAAAATTCATTCCATCTCCATAAGATATTTGACTCGTAGACCCTAAAAGTTTTCCAAATATTTTATATGTTATACCATAAGTCATTGATAAACTAACAATTATTTTAATTAATTAAAGTGTACATATTAAAATAAAAGTTGTAATTTAAACTTTTATTTTAATTTAAACTTTAATTAATTAAAATACTTGTTAAAAGTAAAGTATGTCTGGTATAGCAAGTCCTTGGGGTATGTCAAATGAAATGACTGCTGGTTTAAGACCTTCGTTAGATTACGATAATACACATCTTACTGGCCAATTAAGTTTAACTTCAACACCGGTTGAATTTAATGCAAACCAATTAATTAGTCCTTTAAATGTTCAACAACAAAGCTATTTTTCTGCATTTGGTAAAAGAAACAAAAAGAAAAAAAATAAAGTTAAAATAAATATTATTTGTAAAGATATCATTTATTTAAAGAAAAGGTAAATATAAAAATAAAAGAATGGATGATTTGGTTTGTTCACAAGTTGAAAAATTAACATTAATTCCACAATTTGAACAAAGAACTCCAGAATGGTATGCTCAGCGTAATAATGCAATAACTGCTAGCGATATACCAACTGTGCTAGGAGAAAATAAATATAAAACACCTTATGCTCTGTTAGTAGATAAATGTGGTGCAAGTAAACCATTTTTAGGAAATGACGCAACACGTTGGGGTAATCATTATGAAGACATCGCAATTGGAATTTATAGTAATCTTCGTAATAAGAAAGTTCTTTCTTTTGGACTTTTGATACATCCAGAACATCAGTGGTTGGGTGGAAGTCCAGATGGAATTACAATTGATGGTATTCTTTTAGAAGTAAAATGTCCACTTTCACGTAAAATTGTTATGGGTGAAATTCCACACCATTATCTTTCTCAGGTTCTTTTAAATCTTGAAATTTGTAACCTTGAATTAGCACATTTTATAGAATACTCACCAGGTTCATCTGATGAAGACTATATCATTAATATTGTAGAAGTTCATCGCGATCGTGAATGGTTTTCTAAGGAAATGCCTAAAATGAAAGAATTTTGGGAAAATATTGTTTATTACAGGGAACACGGTATTGAAAATCACCCACGATACCGCGTTCCTCGTAAAAATAATAGAAAACCTAAAGAAAATGTAAATAAACAATTTATACCTTTTATTGAAGAAATTTAAATTAAATTTTTTAATTAAATAAAATTAAACTTTTTTCGTCCAAATTAAAAAAAGTTTAATTTAATTTAATTTCTTTTGAAATTAATTTCTACGAGTATAATATAAATAAAAATGCCATCTCTTTTTGGATTCGGTAAACGCCGCCGCAAAGTTAAACGCAGTTCTAAGAAAGCCAAAGCTAGTCGCAAACCTCCTGCGCGTCTTCTTAAAATTTGCAAAAAATATCACGTTAAAGCTACTAAGAAAGTAGGTGGACGTCGTTGCTATAAATCAATTGCTTGTCTTAAACGCCTTTGCCTTAAAAAAGCTCGTGCAATGAAGAAGAAACTTATGAAAATGGCTAAACGCAAAAAAAGTTCTAAGAAAACAACACGTCGCCGAACAAATCGCAGACGAACAAGTATGGGACAAGATGAAGAAGAAATGAATTTTGGTGCACGTCGATCTAGATTTGGTAATGTAGATGAAGAAGACCTTATGAGTGGTTTTGGAAAACGTCGCCGAACATGTCGTATGGATGATGACGAAATGATGTTTGGTGCACGCCGACGCATTCCTATGTTTGGACGTCGATATCGGTTTGGTGGTGAACATATGATGCCAGATGGTACAATGATGGATGATAACGAAATGATGTTTGGACGACGATCTCGGTTTGGCTATGATGAGCCTGAAATGATGGATTTTGGTAAACGTCGTGGTGGAGCCAAAGTGTCCAAAGCCAAAGCAATGAAAGCTTTCCGTTCTTTTTATAAACGTCACTGCAAAGGACGCGGAGCTCGTTTCGGTAACGGAGGTAACCCAATGCTAAATGCATCTATGGGTTACGAATTTTGCCCCAACGGAATGGGTGGAGTGCTGGGTGCAAACAGCACTGGTCTATTCCCATCTCCTTGTATGAGTTCTAGTTCATCTGGTATGGCTCCACGACCTGCCGCTCCACGACCTCCCGCTCCACAACCTGCCGCTCCACGACCTCCAGCTCCACGACCTCCAGCTCCACGACCTCCAGCTCCACGACCTCCAGCTCCACGACCTCCAGCTCCACGACCTGCCGCTCCACGAAAACCTGCTTTTGGTGTTCGTCGCCGTCGATCCACAGCTACAGGTGATGTTCGTCGTCGCCGCCGGTCCACAGCTACAGGTGATGTTCGTCGTCGCCGCCGGTCCACAGCTGCAGGTGGTGCCCGCCGTCGCCGATGCAGTATGTATAATTAAAAAAATTAAAATTAAAAATTAAATAATGTATATTTCTTCAATTTTTATAGATTCTTCAATATTTTTTAATGTATTATTAACAGTAATTTCCCCATTAGGTTTATTTTTATCTGTTCGCATTCTATATGGTATAAAACAATCACCATTGATTATTTTAAACTCTATAATAACACCTTTTGTAAGATCTGTATTTTCATCAATAAAATCAATAATAATTTTATAATTTCGTTCTTTTGAACTAAATGATTTATATATGGTCAATACTTTTTTATAATAATATAAATTGATTTTTTTATTAACAATTTTAACAAGAAAATCTATTGTATGGTTTTCTTTCCATTTAAAAAGTGTGATATCTCTACCAAATTTAATATGCCCATTTATAGGAGTAAAAATAAGTCCATCTATTTTATTTTCAGTTGTTTTTTGAATATGTTCCCAAGTTTTTTCAATACCTGGTCCAAAATTATAAAATATTTTTGTTTTAATATTAACACAATCACTTTCACTTTTATTTTGATAACGTTTTGTTATAAGATCAATAATACAACCATATCTTATTTTATGAGATTTTTCAACAAAAGAAATCCCGTTATATACCATACAATCGTGTATAAGATAATTCCAAGAACCTTCAGGACCTTTTGTTTTTATTAATTCTCCATCAAATATACTACCCTCATAAACTTCTTTTTTAAAAGAAAGATCTAAAAAATAAAAATCATTATTTCTATTTATCATAAAACACATTGGTTTATGATTTATATTAATAAGTAATAATATTGCACGTTCACCATCTGATTTTTCACAAACCATGTATTCATTTTTTAATTGGTTTAGGTTTTTTTTTTCTATAGTAACTGGTTGGGGACCAGGAAAATAATCTCTTTTTAAAGAAAATCCAAAAAGATTATCACATTTTAAAAATATTTTTTCTTTAAGATCATTGGAATCAACCTTAAATGCTTTTGAGTTACAAAAATCTACGTTCATTTTTTAATTTAACTTTATTTTACACTTTAAGTAAATTTAAGTAAATTTATTTTGTAAAAAAAAACAAGTTTTACAAATTTTTATTGCCGATTAATTGAAAACCTTCATTTTTATTTTTTAAATAATACCGACATATTACTATTTGTGATAATATATCAGATATTATATTAAAAACAACAATATCTATTTGTGTAAAAAACAAATTAACATTTAAATACCAATCAAACCAACCATATATATTTGATATAACTATTATTCTATAACCTTTGTTGTAATTAATTAAGCCCGGATTATTTATATTTTGTATATTTAAAATTATATATGGTTTAATTATTTCATTATTTATATTTCTTATAATTGTATTAAAACATATATAAAATATAAATAAAATATATTTTATATAAGTATTTAATTGTATACCCAATACTATTAAATTTTTATTTGGTCCTAATGTTACATTAAAATTAAATTTAGTTAAAAATAAAACAAATGAAATAATAACCCATACAAAAATTAAAATTAAAAATTTATCATTCATTTTATACTTTATTTAATGGTACTTTAAATCAATTTTAGTAACGATATTTAGGATCATAATCTGCAATATCGAGTTCAAATGTAAGCATATGTTCTCTATTATGAAATTCATAAAAACTGTTATCATATTTATAAAAAGAAATTTTAAAATTTTCTAAAGTAATAGGTGGTTCAAAATTCATTATTTTTTTATCAAAATCAGTACCTTTAAGTGCTTTAAGTTTACCTGGACGTTTTGTATCAAATAATATACTTCCTGTAGATGAATAATTTGAAATAATATTATCAGGATCATTGGAATCATAAATAATAACAGCAAATTTTTGATTTGTAGCTATATCAATGCTTTCAATACGTTCTGCTGCTTTATTTCCAAAATCTAATTGCATAATAATATATTTTGGATCATCATTAAGATCATAATCATAAATTCCAACTAAACTTGGGATAGTAATAGTAAAAGGTAAACCTGCTTGAAGTGTTGCTGGGGTGCAAGTTCCTAAATTATCTGTTGAATAAATTTGATTCGAGCCTGATTGATAAATTTGCTTAATAAAACCTAATACTCTAAATGGTGATCCAGCATTATAAATACTATTGGTAAAATCAATTATGAAATTATCTGAATTATTTGTTATAACAATTCTGTTAAGAATACTTGCATAATTACCAGTTCCACCACTAGAACTTGGTGTTGTTGCAATAAAAACATTAAAATTTGTTGAAACTACAGGTAAATAAAAACTATTAAGAACATAAATTAATTCAGCCATAATACCTGTTAATGCAATATTTCCATCTGGTGTATAAGTGGTACCAATAGTATTAGTTCCAATTAGAAATTGTCCCTGTGTAAGATAAAGTTGTTTAGTTGTTCCACCAGTAATAACGCCATTTACAATAGCTCCACCAATATTAACAATTAAAAGATTATTTTCACTATTAATGTTATATTCTGTTTTAGGCATCATTGCCGCGATTAATTCTATACGTTCTACATTTCTATGAGGTTCCATTAAATTAATAAGATAATCATTAGGATATGGATAAAGATTATAATCTCGTTGTCTTGAATCTACTATTATAGTATGTTTACTAACAATCTTAGTTTTAGTAGGTTCTGCTCTTTCTATTTTAGCAAGGTCTAGATTTTCTAATGGTATTTTAAAATAATCTTGATTTAAATTAGATGTATCAACACCAAGTTCTTTTAAACGATGATAAGCCGCTTCAATATCATATTCACTCATTTTTTAATTTAATTTAATTTGATAACTTTAATTCATTTTCAATTTGATAAAGTATATTTTTACAATTAGCCAAACAAGTTAATTTTTCATTAGAAATATTATTAGTGTAATTGTCACTTGGGCTTATTGATAAATCCAATGAATTATTACTTTGACTTTTAGTAATATTTACATTTACTATTTTTTTTTTATTTCTACTATTTGTGCTTGAACCAAATAATAATGTTTGTAAAATTTTATTTAAAGGTATAACTTCAGATGAATAATCTTTACAAGGTCCATTAATTCTTCCATCAGAAGTTTCTTTTTTACAATAACATTTTTGACATATACCATTTGGTGTTATTTGAAAATAGATTTCAGAAGTAGTATGTTTTCTATTTACATTCATACAAAAATTATCATCTGGTTGAGCATAATAACAATTTTCATTTTTAGTTAATTTTTCAATTTTAAATTTGCAATTTTTATAATTTCTTTTAATAAAATTTTCAAGTTTAATTATAACTTCATCTTCTGATTTTTTAGTAACTTTTTTTGATTTTTTTGTTAAAGTTACTTCAAGTTCTTTAATTAAAACAGTTTCTGGTAAATTATTATAATTATAAATACTTGTTTCAGGTAACATTACATAATAACTACCGATGCTTTCTAAATAATTTTTATTACAATTTCCCAAAACAGCTTTAGGTGAATAAATTCTATTTTCATCAATCTTACCAATAAATTTGCAAGTTTCACAAGTTTCACGAAATTCTTTTTTATTTTTACAAGATTTACAAGGTGATATTTTACGACATCCAACCATTCTTAAACCATTATCCTCATAAACAGCAAGGTCAACTACATCTTCCCACGTGTTATAGCTTTCACGCTCTCCAAAATGAAAAATTAAACTTTCAATAAAAAGAATTCTTATTTTTTTAGCAGTTTCAACTGTTATCCAAATATCGGGCCATACCAAATGAAATCCAGATTTTATTAATTCTATTTCAATTTCATTAACAGATTTTTTTATTGTTTTAGAATCTGAACCACATATAATAACCTTAAAATCACCAAAATAAATATTTATAATTTCTTGTAATTTTAATGTTATTATTTTTATACTATCAATACTAATGATTATATCATCAAACATATCAATATCACAAATAAATTTAAATACTTCAGTTCGGTTTTCGCAAATATAATGCTTTTCACCATTTTGAAGATCAACTGCCAAAAGTCTTAAAAATTCAGAATATATTTCTTTAGGTATACTCCAGATACCTCCATCTAATAAAAAATGTGTAGCTGTTAATTTTTTTTCTTTGGAATCAGTTGTTTTTATAAAATATTTATTTGTTATTACCCACTTTTTTAATGGACTAAGCTGACTAAAGTTCCCCATTTAATATTATTATACACATTTTTTAATATCATTTTAAATTATATAAATTTAATAACTGCAGAAATACGAGTAATGTGTATACTTTTATTTCCAGGAATAGATAATTCTTTACGTTTAATACTTTCAACTTTCATAAAAGATGTATTTTTTGCTTGAGATTTTTCAGTTTCTCTTTTCTTAAGTGTGCTATTCATATCATTCTCAATATCAATTATATTTTCAATAGCATAATTAATAATATTGTTTTGTATCGCAAATTTAAAAAAATTTAATTGACCAATAGTAGTAATAATATATTCCTTGTGATGTATTTTCATATTTGATTTAAAATCTAAAATTAAATTATTTTGATAATCAAATATAATACGCTCTCTTCTACAAAAAGGATCACAATATTTTTTAGAATATGCTTTTAACTGAGATTTATAACTTTTAAATGGAAAATAAACAATATTTTCATTATTTTTCAAAAGTGTATAATTGGTATTGTGTTTTTTAGAAAAATTAGTAACAAACCAATCTAATGAACGTAATGACAATCTTGTCTGTTGTAAGATTATAGGTAATAGTATATTTAAATTTTCTGGTATTTTATAAAAATCTAATAATTTTATTTTAATTAATGCACTTTTTGATGATAAAATATCATCATTGATTTTTTCAGTTTGCATTTTAAAATCAAATTACTTAATTTAATTTCTTTCCTTTAAACAATTTTTAATTTAAATTTAAAATTAATTAGATATTAAAAAATTATTAATAAAATAAAAAACAATACCTGCTAAAATAGCATTAACTATTAAAGCAAGTATAGATGGATCAACTGTTCCCATCATTGGAAGTTTAATAATTTGTTTCCATATCATTTTACTATTTAATAAAATAAATATTACACTAACTAAAATACTTGTTTTTAAAACAGGTATATTTAAAATATCACTTCCAAAATTACTTTTACGTTTAATTATTTGTTCTAACATCATTGGATCAATTGGTTGTTGCATTTGTTGTTGCATTTGCATTTGTTGCATTTGTTGTTGAACACGTGGATCCATTTGTTGTTGAGCTTGTTGCATTTGTTGTTGAACACGTGGATCACGTGGATCTATTTGTTGTTGAACACGTGGATCACCTTGAGGGCGTGGACCTGCTTGCTGGGTATTTCGTTTAATTTTAGTTCCTCCTTCAGATGAATCAGCCATTTAATGTAATATAAATTAATTTATTTTTCATACAAATTAAACGGAATTATTTTTGATTCATCATTTTTAAAAATTCCATATTTACAGTTGTATAAGAAAAAAATTGTAAAAATTGTAAATAAAATTAAAATTATTTTATTTAAACTAAATTTATTTTTTGTTATTTCAATTTTTGGTTTAAAATAACCAGGGTTTGTTAATTTTGGTAAAGTTGATGATTCTAAATTCATTACTTCGTTTCTTTATTATTTTATTTTTTAAACCATCTTTTTACACCATTTTTTGTTTTTCTAACTTTCCACATATTTCCATCAATACCTCGTTTAGTAGTTCCTACTCGAACTGATTTTGCCGATACTTTTGGAGATTTACGTATTGTCTTCCTTTTACCAAATGACATTTTTGAAAAACCTGCATTTGTTATTAATGTTGATATACCACTTAAAATTTTATTTATTACTATTTTACCTGCTATCATTACAGGAGTTATTCTAATACCAAAAGGTATTTTTTCCCACCCTTTATCAAAATATTTTTTAATAAGATCTTGTAACATATCGGTAACACTTGATTTTACATCTTTCATATTATCTTTAAATTTTTCAAAATGAGAAATTATTAATGGTTTTACAGTATCTATTATTTTATTTTTAAAAATATTAGGTGATAATACTATTGATTTTATATTAGATGGAGAAAATTCAGTTGTAAATATATCTTTTAATTCTTTTTCAAATAATTCTAATTCATTTTTTATTGCTTTTTTAACATCATTACCAAATTTATTTTTTCTATAAATCTTTTTAAGAGTTATTGACATACATTTTCTATAATTTGAGGTTCCTTTACATTTTCTTACTGCACATTTAAAATTGCTAATCACTTTGCGTTTAGTAATTGGTTTGCCACGTTTAATTGGTTTACATCGTTTACCAAAAGAACTTTTCCGGTGCATCTTTTTAAGAGTTATTGACATACATTTACGATAATTTGGTTTACCCTTACAATGTTTTGCTGCTGCTTTAAAAATCTTAATGTTTTTATTACTTTTACGTGATTTACGTTTTACACTTTTACGCTTTGTGCTTTTACCACGCTTTCGTTTACCAAAAGCAACATTGTATTTTTCTATATCCATTAATGCCATTTGTTCAATAATGTCTTCAATTTCTTCGTCATCCAAATTTCTACTATTTTCTGTTAATGTTTTACCATCTGGACTAACTTCAATATTATCAAAATCTACATTTTTGGCAAATTTAACTATACTTTCTAAATCACCTTTCTCTTTTGCTTTAAACATAAAATCAATATTTTTTGCTAACCTTGCTGCTTGCGTTGGCGATGTTTTTGGTTTTGGTTTCATTAATTTCATTTTTCCTGCACGACCTCTAGCACGTGCAAATGCTTCTTGCATTTCACTTCTTATTTGAAGTGCTTTAACTGATGCACAAGTTGTTAATGCTTCATCATTTGATACTCTTACACCATCTGGGTCAAATATACTAAAACCGCCTTTATAATTTTGTAATGAATAATTTAATCCAGCATCATTACATAATCCAATAATAGCACCTTGTCTTTGACGAGGAGGTACTCCATTTATATCTGCTATTATTGTTGAACTTGCTATTGATTTATAATGTTGAAACATTTTAGATGGTGGTAATGCTTCTGCCATTCTAACTGCTTCAAAGTCAGCAGCAGTAAACCCACCACCTTCTGGAACAGTTCCTTCAATTGCATCAAGTTCTGCTTTATCTTCATCTGAAAGTGAACCACTGCGAACACATCGCAGTAAATCTTCTTCATACATATGGGTAGATGCCCAATTTAATAAAGTTTTAAGATCCATAGCTTCTACCGATTTACGTTCAATTTTACGAGAAGCATCTGTTTCAGCTCGTTCAGGTGCAGTTACTTTATATGATTGAACTAACGCTTCAATAGCTGGATCAAGTCTAGCAACACTTATAGCAGGTGTAGCTAAAGGTCCAGCTGATGCGGAAGATGATGCAGATGCTTTTGGTGCTTTAGCTGCCGCTGGTGTTTTTGGTTCTTTAGGTGCTTTAACAGTTTCTTCTACAGCACATTTACCATTTTTTATTACACATCTTTTTACACCTACTAATTCTGGAGGCATTATATATGTATGTGTAGATTCATCAATAGCAAGTCCTCCATCTGAATGTGGTATTATTTGAAAATAATAAACGCGTGGTGTTCTTACACCTTGAGAGTTAATAAAGTATTTATTACCTTCGGAGTCTTGAAGATAAACACCAAACCAATTGCTCTTGGCAAATGAAAATTCACATTCATTTAAGTTTGGTTGTAAACGATAATTTTCAAGAAAATTAGAGTCATCTAAAAGTGTTGCTAAATAACCTTTTCCTTGTTCTGTATTTAATACATAATTTTGTAATGGAGTAATATCTCTACCTGTACAACTTGCATTACCAGTTTTTTTTGGTGGCATAATAACTTCTTTACTTTTACTTTTATTTTTTTTTAATTTTTTTTAATTCAATTTTTAATTCTTCTAATGTATACATATCCCATAAAAGTTCATTTCCTTCAAATCCTTCATATTCCAATGCTTTTATTATTGCATTTTTCTCTTCTATAACACTTTTACCCATAAATTCTTTAATTTTTCTAGGTAAATCTGGATCAACTGATGTTTTATAACGATACTGGACATCACGAAGATATTGCATAATTACTTCTTTTCCCATTTTTTCTAAATAAGGTAAAATTTCTTTATTAATTGTTAAACTAATAATTTCTCTGGGAAGTTTATTATCAAATGCATAATTAATTATTTCACAATTTATATTTTCTGGTATAATTAATGATTTATTTAAAGTTAAAATTTCTCCATTTTCATTTTTAAAATTAAACGAACTTGAATTTTTTGCAGTATTATCAAGAATATCTTGAAGTGTTAATATACCAATTGGTAAATCTGGTTTTATTTTAGATTTTATATCTAAACGTGTAAATGTTTCACCTGTAGAATAATTTTCATAAAGTAAATTATAAGTTCCAGATATTGGAAGATATGGTAAATACATTTCATTTAAACGAATAATATTTCCATTTTTATTAATATTACAATCTATTGCTACTTCCTTTATAGCTTTTTCAAATTGTCTATTTAAATTTAATTTACTTAAACTACGTGAATACATATATTCTTGAACTGAACGTGAATCTAATTGTTTATGTTGTTGAATTTGTTTTGTTAAACCTGCATCAGGTAATCTAATAATTGAAGAAAATATTATATTAGTTCCTAAAAATATTTTTTGTGAATTTTGAATATTAGTTTCTCCTTCCTTATTTACTCTAGTATATGCTTCACGAAATACCCATTTTCCAGAATTAAGTTCACCTGGATTTTCTACTTGTAAAAAAGATTTTATATGTCTTACTGTTTTAACTCCACTTGGTAAAACTTCATTTATATCTAAAGAAAATAATTTTTCAGCTGATCCTAATGTTGATATATGAATAAAAACATCAACTATTCTTTTATTTTCTGGTAAATCTTTATGACTACATAAACGTATACCACGTGCTATAATTTGTTGCATACGTGAATCATTCCACCAAGGATCTAAAAGATGAATTTGTCTAACATTTTTAAAATCAACACCTTCCATAACTGTTTGTGTTCCAAACATTATTTTTAATAAATCACCATTTATATTTTTAGGATCATTAAATACTTTATTTGCTCGTTGAACTAAATTTGGATCTTTATTTGCTATACCTGACCAAATAAAATAACTTCCCATTGGACCTTTATTGGGAAATGGTAAATAACCTAAATATTTCATAATAAGACCCATTGCATCTACACCGTAATAAACATAATTTGAAAATACAAATACACTTCCTTCACTGTTAAGTATCAGTTCGGCAACTTTTGCAAATTTTGCAGAATATTTCCTAACTGTTTTAAGAATTTCTGTATTACGTGAATCAGCTGGTGTAGAATCAAAAATATATTTTAATACTTTTTTTAATTCAGCAGTTGTTTGTTTTAAAACAGTATTATCTTGAAAAGATTCTGCTGCTTTTAAATTTTGTTGTACTTCTTCTTTAGTTAAAACAGAGTGTTCAGTTTTTCCCTTTGGGTCACTTGCTTTATATTTAGGTAAACTTGATTCTTTTACAACAGTTGCTGATTGTGGAAAAGCTATATTAGAAATTTGATTTGATTTATTAAATATACCTGTATGTAATTCACTACCTTCTTTGGGTTTAATAAAAAATTCTTCATCACGTGAAAAAGATTCTTTATCATTTTCTACTTCTTCCACCAATACAAGTTTATACATAGAATATTGGTATTCTTCCATCGGATGATACATTATAGTTGTTTTTTTATAGGGATAAGCAATTGGATTACCACCTTTAAAATAACTTATGTATCCACTACACATTTGTTTGAATGCATTTTTATTTATCATTTGATTTGTTTTATCAATAAATAATTTATTAAAATCATCTATGCTATCTGGAAATTTTAACCGAGTTTTTAATAAATTCATTAATAAACCAAATTCAAATGGTTTATCATAAATTGGAGTTCCTGTTAATAATACTACTTTAAAATTAGGATTTGCATAAAATAATAAAGCATAAAGTAATTTTCTATAACTAACACCTACCGCACTTATTAAATTTTGAATTTCATCTATAATTAATAACCCATTGGGTATATTTAGATATCTTAAATAATCTTGGTCAATAAATTTTTTATCTTCAATTTTAAAAAGTCTATTTAAAAAAGCTTCGTGTCCTATAATTTCATAAACTTTTGATATTTTATTTTGTTCAAGAATTTTTGCTTCAGTTATTTCATTTTTTTTTGCTTTAATTAAATTTGTTAATTCAGCAATTTTTGCAAAATCACCTGTTTGTGTTATTTGTTTTTCTAAATTAATTATTTCATTATGTTTTTGTAACATACCATTTCTTAATCTTTTACTTGTATAGTATTGTCTATCTCCGTTAATAATTATTTCACCTGATGCAGATGATAAATTACCTGCTTCTATTTTACCTATAATTTCTCTATAATATTGATCTTTTAAAATAGCGGGAACAACTATAAAAACTCTTGTATCTGCTCTACCATTAATTACAATTGATTTAATGTCTCTAAATTTAAATGCTTCACCTATAATTATACTTGTTGCAGTTTTACCAGAACCCAAACCGTGATAAACAAGCATACCTCTATTTTCAATATAAGTATTAAAAATACGACCTGCAAATTTTTGTTGTGGTTTTAAAGAATAAACGGAATTTTCACAAATTGAATTATATGCAACTTCTGGAGAATAATCTTCTGCATTATATTCTTCTGGTGGAAATGAATATTCTTGAAAATTTGTATTTATCCAATGGTAGTATTCTTGATTTTTATAAGTAGTATAATTGTTAAAATTAAATTTTTTTGAATATATTTCATTACCTTTAAAACATCTTGATGTAATTAAGTTTCCATCTTTATCAAATATATCTGTATAATATTGATTATAATTATCACACATCTTATTAATTTATAATATTTTATTTTTAAAAATTATTGCCAACCAAATCTAATTCTGTTATCAATTTCCATAGTTTGATTTTTAATCTTAGAAACTAATTTTTTTAATTTATCTACATATTTACTAGGATTATCTGCTTTATCGGTTTTATCAAATTCAATAATTAATTTTGAACTTTTAATTTTAGATTTTACTTTAATTTTAGATTTTTTAGGTTCCTTGGGTTCCTTGGGTTCCTTGGGTTCCTTGGGTTTAATTTTAACCTTGGGTTTAATTTTAACCTTGGGTTTAACCTTGGGTTTAACCTTGGGTTCTTTGGGTTTTTTAATTTTTTTTTCTGTCATAATATTTATCTTTTAAATTGTTTAAAAAAAAAAAACGTTAAAGTAAAGTATAAATATGTCTAAATATTACGGTTCAAAAGCAGAAGTTTACCACGGAACCGCAAAATATACCAAGGGAGGTTTAGTTAAAGCTGATATTAAACTAATGGATGATGGATATGGAAATTACCGTTATAAAAGTAAAAAACAACAAGCATCTGGTCATAAAAAAGGAACATTTCGTGATAAATGGTCTAAGGCAATGAAATCTGCACGAAAAGAATTAATAAAAGAAAATATTATTGATGATGGATTTGTTCCTGTTGGTGGTAAAACAAAAGATGGCAAAGCACTTCTTAAACGAACACGGGAATTAATGTGTGATACAATTTCTAAAATGAAATAAAAATGAAATAAAAATGAAATAAATTTGATTTAATTCGTAAAAAAAAAAAAAAATAAATAAAGAATTATATTAAATAACAAATTACAAAACATACACA